GGTACCCACGTTCACAAAGGTTCAGTCGGTGCTACACCTGCCGATGCTGAAATCTATAACGCTTCTAGTACTACTCGTGCCACTATCCGTTATGTCAAACAACGTCTTATTGCCGCTATTGGCAATGTTATCTATGAATTAGACGCTACAAGAACTTCTTCTACAGGATTACCTACTGCTCTATACACCCATCCTAACGCTAACTGGGTATGGTCAAGTATTTCTGAAGGACCGCAGGCTATCTATATCTCTGGATATGATCCAAATGGAACTTCATCATCTGTCTTTAAGATTGGCCTAGATCCTGCAAATGCTAATGCTTTAGGTTTCCCAACACTAGAGACACCTACTGTAATTATTGATCTGCCAAGCGGTGAACGTATCAATGACTTTGATGTCTACCTTGGTACATATGCAGTCCTTGCAACTAGCCTAGGCTTTAGAGTCGGCGTTGCTGATGCAACTGGAGATGTCCAGTATGGACCACTTCTCTTTAGAGATGCCGCTTGTACCGCTATTGCTTTCAAAGATAGTTACGCCTACATTGCAACCCTTGTAGACGGTGAAGCAGGTCTAGTCCGTGTTGACTTATCAACTACTGTTATCGCTAGCGCTCTGTATTTTCCTTGGGCTTGGGATCTTGTTGCTGCTGGAACTGCTGCAACTGCATCTCAGGTTGCCTTCTTTGGCAACTCAGACAGGCTAGCATTTGCTACAGGTAATACTATCTATGCTGAATCTACAACTAGCCTAGTAGCAAGTGGTTACTTGCGTACCGGCTTTATCCGTTACAACACACTAGAGACTAAGATCTACAAACTGCTACAAGCTCGTATAGATACCACTAATGGTGGTATTACCATCCAGTCTATTGACTCAGTAGATACTGAATACTCTATCGGTGTCTTCGCGCAAGGATCTACAGTTCCTGAGATTAACGTGAACTACCCAACTACTTCACAAGAGTATCTAGGCTTTAAGTTTACCTTTACTCGATCAAGTACTGACGTTACCAAGGGGCCACTCTTTACTGGCTACCAGTTGAAGTCACTGCCAGCAGTTCCCCGTCAGCGCCTGATCCAGTACCCGGTATTCTGCTATGACCACGAGAGTGATAAGTTCAGCAACGAAGTGGGCTATGAAGGATCTGCCTATGCACGTATGTCTCAACTAGAAGCCATTGAAAATGTTGGTGACACAATCCGCGTTCAAGACTTCAGAACCGGTGAGTCATACCTAGGCATCATTGAAGAGATGGATTTCATTAACAAAACTCCAGAGGATAAACGGTTCTCTGGTTTTGGCGGCACACTTCTAGTAACAATAAGGACGATCTAATGACAGCACAAGATTATGCAACGCTAACAGTTGCTGTAATGACCATATTTGGTGGCTTTGCCACTGGAGTTAGATGGCTAGTCAAGCACTACCTAAACGAATTGAAACCCAATGGTGGCAGCTCGATAAAGGATTCCGTCAAAAGACTTGAGGATCGCATTGACGATCTGTATAAACTGGTAGCGGGTAAGTAATGATCCCGCTAGCAAAGAAGGCAACACCTGCTGCTATCGCAGTACTGCGCCAAGCAACAGCGCATTTTCCTAAGCGCAAGAAGGCAAGTGATGGACTACTGCCATCGGCAGCCCACGTGAAGCAGAACCCAGATTCAGACCACAACTCAGGATACGCGGTAGACATTACGCACGATTCTGTCAATGGTGTTGACTGCGTTATTGCCTATCAAGAATTACAGAAGGACCCACGTGTTAAATACTTAATATTTTCTGGCAGGATTTGGTCAAAGGAAAAGGGTAGCAGAGTCTACACCGGACCTAATAAACACCCACATCATCTTCACATCTCCATAAAGGAGACTTGTGGAGAAGATACAACACCTTGGTTCCCTTGGTTACCCCAACCAAAGGCCATTGACAAAGTAAAGGCTAACCTACCCAAACCTTTACCCAAGAAGAAGGAGATAAAATGAATAAAGAGAAATTGACTGCTATCGCAGCGACGTATCTTCGTGCTGGTATTGCGTCAGTAATTGCGCTTTGGCTTGCAGGAGTTACGGATCCAAAGGCTTTGGCAACAGCAGGTATAGCTGCTATTGCAGGTCCATTGCTAAAGGCAATAGATCCAAAGAACACAGAGTTTGGACGTGGCGCTAAGTAATTAGCCCATAAGCGCGAGGCAATGGCCCTCCACCCTTCGGGGTGGGGGGCTTCTTTTTTATGCCTAAAATATGCCAGAGTTACTATCGTCGTTCAAGTGTGTCTTTAATCGGTGGCAGTTAGCACACAGGGTTTGCAGGTTAGCAGGGTCATTGTTGCGACTATCACCGTCTATGTGGTCTACGTCGAGCTGGCTGCTATGTTCAGGTACGAAACCACAATGCAGGCAGGTATCCTGTTTGTGTATTGCATATGGATACTGGTTCTTCTGGACGTTTCTTTTATAGACAGTCTTGCAGCGAAAGCGACCAGCGGGAGTTGAGTTCTTCTTGGTTCGGATCTTTATCTTGGTTGGACCACAAACCGAGCAGATCGCTTTGCGATTTACTTCATCTACTTCAGATAATTTGTGATTCATCTTTGTCTACCGGACAAGGAACACGGATTAGATTGCCACAACTAACGCAGGTAGCGTCAAGAAAGTACCAGACTAGCTCGTAGTCATTAAAGGCTGCCATAACGCTGAATACCTGTGACCCACAAGGACATACGTGAGTGGGTCCAAAGCCCCTGAGATCGCTTCCAAAGGGTTCTGGAAGGGTATCTGTGCGCCTGAATAGGCGCAGGGTTGGTAGACGGAACCGCATTGTCTGGCACGGCTCCTTCCTGTGGTCAGTCGCCTCTCGGCTACGCCTCGGCCCTGATAAGGGCCGCCTACTGTTATTCGCCTACGGCTCATATTGTACACAGATGCCTGCCAAAAGTGTGTCTTGCGACACGCTGTGATATTCTTAGGAAATGACAACTCTGGTAGGAATCCAAGGACCTGACTTTGTAGTTCTTGCCGCTGATAGCCAAATAACCGATAACGATCAGCGCGTTATCAGTATGCAAACGCCCAAGATTGTGCGTGTGGGTAAGTACATTCTCGGCGTCACCGGTGACTCACGCCCTGGAGATATCCTTACCTATAACTGGAAGCCTCCGGTATATAAAGGAACCGATCCCGTCGAATGGATGGGTAAAAGAATAATCCCAAGTATCCAAGCAGCCTTTAAGGATAATGGGTATGAGTTAGATAAGGAGGCGAGCTTCTGCTATCTAATCGCCTTTGATTCTATGTTGTTCTCGATAGGCCAAGACTTGTCATTTAACGCAAGTGAGCACGGTCTATTCACCGCAGGAAGTGGCGGTCCTTATGCACTCGGTTACCTTTATTCTTTGAAGCCACATTCCTATAAGAGTCTGCTAATGGCAAAGATAGTTGCAGAAAAAGCAATAAAGATCGCGTCGGTGCTAGACATCAATACTTGCCCACCAATACAGTTAGTTACTCAACAGAGAGGGTGGGAAGAATGATTAAGTTCTTGTTCGGTTTGCTGATTGGTTTTGTTGGGGCATATGCTCTTGACTACTGTCTTACAAAGAGGGATGAACGATGACATATGAAGAACTGCTTGCAGATATAGATAGCGAGAACTTTAGGAGTAGCAGAACACCAGAGACTCCTTATGCTGCACTACGTGCAGTGCTAGAACTATGTAGATATGCAAAAGTTTTATCACCAGATTCTACGATTCCTGGAGAACTAATTATGCAAACTATTGCAAGGGAGTTAGCGTGATTACAGATCCAAAGGAACTACTACTGCACGTACTGCACTCTAAAGATGCAGGTCGTGACCGTAGTAAGCAGACACAGGTTGGCCCATCAGAGATTGGCGGCTGTCGTCGTAAGGTCTGGTACCGATTAAACGGACAACCAGAGACTAACGATAACCAGTCCAAGCTAGCAGCAATTATGGGTACTGCTATACACGCAGCCATTGAGGATGCCATCACCACGCTAGATCCAGATGGTAAGGATTACCTAGTCGAGACTGCAGTTGAGTATGGCGATATGAAAGCACACGTTGATTTATTTGTACCGGGTATCGGTGCGGTCATTGACTGGAAGACAAGCAAGGTTAAGAACCTTAGTTACTTCCCAACAACGCAACAGCGCTGGCAGGTGCAGGTCTATGGCTATTTGCTATCTAAGAACGGTCACGAAGTTAAGACAGTTAATCTAGTAGCAATAGCACGCGATGGTGATGAACGAGATATCAAAGTACATTCAGAACCATACGATGAAGTAGCAGCGCTAGAAGCGTTACAATGGTTAAGCAATGTCAAGGCTTTAACAGAGGCGCCAGCACCTGAGAAGGATGCTAACTTCTGCAAGAGTTACTGCCAGTACTACGACGCATCCGGTGAGATGGGTTGCG